CTGCTACATTTTGATAGCCAGCTTTTTGTAAAGCATTTAGGCTGTCGGTTATTGCTCCAACATCAAACATGCCGCCAGCTCTAGTTGGCACTAAATTCTCAACACCATAGCCGCTATAAGTTTGAATAGCTTTGCCAGTCTCATCAAACTTGGCAAAGAATCCATCAACCTCGCGGGCCATTTGTCTGGCTTTTTCCACGGTGAGCGTTATGGTTTCATCCATAGTCTCAGCCAATAGGCTTGGGATGTTTGTGATTACCTCAAAGCTAGTTTCTAGGTTTTTAGCAACATTATCCATGGCCTCTGTAGCCGCTTTGCCAAGATTATCTACAGCGGAAACAACAGCTGGAGTTTCATCCTCAATGCCCTTAGCAACACCCTGGCTCACCATCATTCCATAAGGAATCATGACCCTAGCTGGGGAGTTGATGCCCATAAAGTCTTTGAACCCGTTGACAATGTTGTTGCCCAGGCTTGAAACAGCCTGACCTAGTAGGCGTGGGGCGTTGTCAATAATTCCCTTAGCCAGACCCTTGACCAGCTCTATACCCGCATCAATAATCTTGGGGATGTTTTCAATCAGGGTGTCCACAATGACTGGGATAAGGTCAAAGACAGCATCAATGATTAGAGGGGTTGCATCAATAAGACCCTCAATGATGCCCTCAAACAGCTCCATGCTGGCCTCAATCAGCTCAGGGAGCATGTCCAGCAATGTGCCAATAATCTTAGGGAGTAGTTCTATTACGGCATCAATAAGCAGAGGCGTAATCTCAATTAGCGCATCAACAATGGCGTTGAACAGCGCAATGGCCCCATCAAGTAGTTCTGGAATCATGTCAACCAGAGTCTCTACCAGCTGAGGTAGCAGAGTCACTACTAAATCAAGCAACTGCCTGATGATGATTGTCCACTGCTCCAGCAATCTTGGGAGCATTGTGTTCATAAAGAAATCAACCAGCTGGGGTAGGAACTCCATAAAGGCTTCCAGGATGCCAGGCACTGCCTCTAGGACAGCGTTGAACATTGTCTCCCTGTAACCAGCTAAGGTCTCAAAGGCATCTGTCAGGCCGCCGCCCTCAAAGAATGAGCGAATCTTGGCGGTAATCCTGTCCAGGACTCCATCAAAGTCCAGGTAGCCAGAGGTGAACTGCCCCACCAGGCGGCGCACATTCTGAGCCGCATTATCCAGGACTGGGACCAGGTGAGTATTTACAAAGTCTGCAATCTTGGGAAAAATGTAATCAGCCAGGGGAACCAGGGAGCTAACAAAGGTGGCCATGACTGGGGCAAGGTTCTCACCAATTTGTGCCTGGAGCCCGCTGAAATTAGCCTGGAGGATTCTCTGTGAGTTGGCTAGGCCGTCAGAGGTGTTAGCAAAGTCACCAGCTGTTTTAGCAGTGCTCTCCAATAGCAAGCCATAACGGGCTTGAACTTTCTCAGTCTCAGTGAGCGCTTCACCCACAGAGGCGATTCCAGCCCTGTAAGCGTAGGCGCTAACCTCTGAGTCCAGTAGGTTTATACCAAAGCGCTTTAGCGGCTCAGCCTCACCAGATAGACCAGACTGGAATACCTGGAGCGCTTCACTAACATCAATGTTGAACACAGAGGCAAAGTCAGCGGCCCTGGTAGTGATGTCATCAACAAAGCCAGCAACATTGCCGCCCTGTCCAACAACACGCTCAGCAAAGGCGCTGAACCTAACAGCGGCGGCGTTGAAATCTGTGGTGGTTAGACCAAGCCTAGAGGCTACATCTCCACCAAGCGCCAGGACCTCATCAGCAAACTCACCATAGGACACATTGACAGCGTTGATGCTCTCGCCTAGGTCAGAGGCCTTTTCAATGGAGTCACTAAAGAACTTGCCAACGCCAACAGCGGCTAATGCGCCACCAACGGCAACTGCCAGGCCTTTGAGCGGCCCTGCAAAGCCCTTAGAAAAGGTCTTGCCTGTCTGCTCTCCAGCGGTCTTACCAACGCCCTTAGCGCCACCCAGTTCCTTGGCTACAGCTGACTGGAATCCCTTGGCAACAGGGATGAGTGTCACATAAGCGTAGGCTTGCTCTGCCATTCAAGGTCTCCATCTTTAGCTTTTTTCAGGATTGCTCTAGCATCCCTGCGGGTGACTTTGCCAAGTCTGTTAGAGCTAGGGTCAGCCCACGGTCTTGGCCAGGGCTTTGGCTTTCTCTTAGAGTTAACTTGGGCTAGTAAGTCATAGGTTGCGGCGGCAAGTGTCCAGTCATAGCTAATAGGGTGTTGCCACTCACTCTTAGCGGTCTGTAGCCAGCTGGTAGGGTCACGCAATAGGACAGCTACCAGGCTGACCACCTCATCCCAGGGAACCGTATTCCCCAGGCTGTCCAGGCCTAAACCAAACCTGGCTCTGAAATCATAAGTAAATGCGGGCTTATAGTCCTCTAGGATTTGGAGGACTGCAAGGATTCCCCCAGTGGGGCTCCCTGTGTCCATCCATTCATGGCCTCAGTGAACTCTGACAGGCTCATGCTGTCAATCACTGCCATGCCCTTTTCATCCAGGACAGTTTCCAACATAAACCACATCTGCTCATCTACATCCATTTTGCGGGCTTTGCGAATCACGCCCACTGGGAGATTGGTAAATGCTGGGAGGACAACTTTCTTGCCCTTGTGCTCTATTGTGTAATTCATTACGGCTCTTTTCTTTGCGGCTATGCGGCGGGAGAGGGCCCAGAGGACCCTCCCCCTATGTTACCTGATAGGCCGCCGCAATTAGACCCATCAGGAAGTGACTAAGCCTCTAGTGCGCTGAACCACTTAGTGACAGTGGTTGAACCAGTGTCAGCATAAGCGGTGATGGTTACCTGGTAACCAACTGCCTCACCTGATGCTAGAGTGCGGGTTCCAACTGAGGTAATTTCACCAGCTGGAATGTAAATGCGCTCCACAATAGTGCCATCTACAACATCAATCACAAATGACTGGCGGCCACCAGTGCTGGTTGGGTCAATTGCAAACTCCCCACCGTCATTGGCTGTGCCGTAGTAAAGCTCTAGGACTGCCTCATTGGTCTCAATGAAAGTCATGTCCACAGAGTAGGTTCCCTCTGAGGTGACCTCACGGACTAGGGAGCCGTTCTGCCATGCACGGATTTGGTTTGTGGTGCGGTCAATGTTCTCAGTGATTCCATCAGCTGAGACATAGCCAAGGTCCACAAATGCCGCATCTAGCGTGGAGTCTGAGGCGGTTGGAGCGGCTGTAGCCGTAGGGGCTACATAGACTGCACCAGTGACCGCAACTCTTACATTGTCTGAATCTAATGCCATTGTTATTCCTAACTAATTAGTTAGAGGTTTGACCCTCTATGGGTTACGGCGAAACGCATGAATCTGCGCTCACCTTTTAGGTCTGTCACATCCTGAATGGAGGACTGAACAGAGGTTGCCACAATGGGGTTTCCATCTGGCAAGTCATCAAAAATAGCTTCCACCATCAGAGCCAAATCCTCTGCGGCGGCGTAGCTTGCTTCATAAATGTTCACACCAATAACTGAGCTGGTAAGTGTCTTGCTGTCTCTGCTACCACCGTCACGGCGAATAATCACCTGTGAGGTGCTGTCATTAGCCTTGATGCCAACTCTGGTGCTGGTGTATCCCTGAGCTGTTAGCTCTGTGCTTAGGCGGCTAACCAGGTGCGCCATAATGTCGCTAAAAATTACGGCATCAGCCATTAGTCACCTCTCTTTGGTTTGCGGGTTTTGACCTGAGTGCCACGCTCTCCCCCTGCTAAGTCAAGTGCCCTAGACAGGTCTCCAGTGTTTGCTTCCTCATAGTCTGAGCCCCTCATCACCTTGACCCTCACACGGGTGGGAGATTTGGAGATTTCCAGCTCACTGCCAGGCAAAGCCGCCTGGACTTTTCTCATTCGCTTTTCCAGCATTTTACCCAGGTCATCAGAGCGCAATAGCTCTCTCATGCCTTTGAAATTTAGTTTCACTTCCCCCTGGCCTCCAGGGATTTTACTAGCCATTGACTTCCCTCTGGAGGTCTATGACTGTGCCTGGTGTCCAGCTACCAAATGGATTGCGCCAGTCAAAGGGCTCTCCATCTAGGACATACCGCTCACCACGGATTACAAAGATGTCATCATTCTGAATGTCTGTTGCTGGCGGCAAGTAAACCGTCAGACCAGAGGTGACTGTAATCTCAGCGGCTCCCACGGTCTTAGAGCCAGTCCTGGCCGCTACCTTGGCCTCTAGGGTTGTCTCAGTAGTGACAATGATTGGCTCACCGTAGGCATCAGTCCCGCTGGAACTTTGTCGGATTTGGGTAATTGATTCCATAGTTGCCATTTCCCATGATAGATGTGGAGCGGAAAGATTGGCCACGGTAGTAATCTGCTACCTTGACCTCAGCTGGGCTCATCATTACCTGAGCTCCAACTGCCCAGCTTGCATAGGACTGACTGAATGGACCAACAGCTTGCTGTTGAACTCCAGCCGCCGCATCTGGGCTGATTGAGAGTGTCCTGGCTACCATGCCAGCTACTACTGCCACCACATCATCTGGGATGTCAGCTGAACCATGTTCATAGTTGACTACTACGCCTCTAAAGTCACCCAGGTCATAAAGGCTCTGGCGGCCATCCCAGGTGTAGTCAATGTCCACACCGTCAATGTCTCGCACATAGCCAATGGAGATGACTGGGCGCTGGGTAAGTCTGACCACCCCATCTCTGGGGAACAGGCGCACGGTGGATTCTCCCACCTCAAACTTTTGAACAGCCCGCTGAATGAATAGCGCTGAGGCATCAGCCAGGTAGGCGTTAGCCTTGCTAGTTTCTGCAACAGTCAGACTGCGCCCTAGGCGGGCCTCTACATCTGAAATTGTGGCTAGTGCCATCAGGACCTCTCTTTGAAAAACTTAGTGTGTGTGGCTAGGGGGCCAGCGTGAACCAGCCCCCTAGCGGTTACAAACTGTTATTGACTAGGCTGGAGCTCCAACATAGCGAACAACTGCCTCAGACTTGATGACCTTTGCACCGTAAACATTGAGACCACGCACAATGTCAGCGAACTTGGTTGGGTTGCGTAGAGACTCTACATTCTCAACCTGGTTGACAAATGCAACCATGTCCTGGTGGTAGCCAATAGCGGCTGGGGTTGCCTCACCAGTTAGTGGGCTCTCAATGACATCCATGCCGTAAAG